GTTCCATCATAAGCAATTCCGTTCATAACAAAACCTATTCTTGGAAGACTTACGGCAACACCTCCGTCAGCCTGAACCGCTCTTGTCCGGAGAATCAATTTATCTTTAGCCTCGTATGCAATGGGAACTTTAATTTGTTCTGTTATTACTCCACTAGAATCTCTCCTTTGAATGTTTATATCATTAAAAAGAGTCCCGAAAACCGCCACATATTTTCTGATAGTTTCGTGATAATAAGTTATTCCCAGCATTATAGGCTCCCGAATGGATTACCTTCGGTGAAATCAATAATAGCATCAGCGGCCGCTTCTATTTCTGCATTGTCTACAGATGCTGCTGTATCGGCAGCAGATGTTTGAGCATCAAAAGAGGAAATAGAATAAGACGCACTAGAACTGTCACCAACAATATTTACAGTTCCAGAAAAATTTCCTGTCATGTTTATGAGATTTAATAATTTATCAGTAGCATTCCAACTAGACACCTCTCCTTTGACTGTAGCAGCGGCGAGAGATGCCCCCTGATAAACTTGCTCACCAACAGTATAGTTACCACTACCCGTATTCATTGTAAAATCAATCGAATAAGATTGTGCTCGTTCAATTGCATCTATAACTTCAATACCGGTATTAAGAGATTGATCTGAATAAAAGAACATTTCACATAGAAGATCATAAACTTGTAATCCACCAGTTTGATAAAATACAGACTCATCCTCTACAAACATTACTTGGAATAACGATTCAGTAGTAGGAAAATAAATCAAATCTCCTTCAGCTGGTGCGTCCGCCCTTCCTTCACCTTGAACATTCAACTCTGCCCATCTGCGTCTTGCAACAGTAAAGGTAATTTGATCTTTTATTTGTAGTCCAAATTTCGAAATAAAATCACCTTCTCCCTCAAATCCATCTACTGATTTAATATACATTTCAATTGTATGAGCACTATTATAAGATGAGGTATTATCATCACCCATCAATGTGTCTTCATCATTCAATGTTCTGGGACAATAATATACATCTGTTCCAAAAGTCTTTATTGCTTCAATATTTAAATTTTCTATTAATCTTTGTTCTGGTGTATTTGTCCCATGAAGATTAAAATACTGATTTGTTGCCATTTATTATCCTATTAAATGATCTACCGGTAATTCGTACCGTAGTGACATTTCTGTTTGAATGGTTTCTAACTCTGTAGTAGCATCATCATACAACTGTCTTCCATTCATCGTTACCCCACCGGGTAATTGCATACCCTCAAACTTGGTAAGATTTTGTCCCCATTGTTTTTTCATCAATGCAGTATTATATCTCTTAAGAAACATATCACTCCAAATATCGGCATACGTGGCCGGATCAATAATTTTGTCACACTCAACAACTATCCAATCATCTATACCAGCATCTGCTCCCCATGAAATGTCAAGAAATAATTTATCTTGATGGCGATTATATCTAAACATTGGAGTTCCTGTAAACATTTCATTAAGCATCATTAAACGTTCTTGGGCCATCTCATAACTTACAAGTTGTCCACCTAATTGATGCATCTCCTGCAGAGCAAATTGATACTTAGAGGAAAACATAGAGTTGGATCTAGAATTATCATAGAAAGGAATAATTCTTCGAACTCCAATAATTGCCTCGGCTATCGATATGTATTTATTGTCAAAATCCCCTATTGCTGTAGCGGTTGATGCGTGAGTTGTTGCGGTTGCTGAACTAGAATCGCCTGTAATGGTTTCGCCTGTTGAAAAGGTAGTGGTAGTATTTGCATAGTATGTATTACCATCTCCACCAGATTTAACTTCTGGATTTTTATATCTTAATGTAGTATTTGCACTATGATATTCATGAACTGTTGCTTGTACTTCACTCGTTCCACCAGTAATTTTTTCACCGGCCGTAAAAGTTCCGGTGGGGGCTCCAGCTAGTTTAAGTGTCGAACCTGATATTTGATGTTTTAGAAATGTGTTTTCGGTTGCATCAAAATGATATTCTTGGAAAAATTGAAGTGAATCATCAATACAGTCTTCTACTTGGTCATCATCAATATTCAATTCTACTACTGGCCATCCAAGTTTGCGTTTACAATAATCTTTAAAAGTTGATCTAGTAGTTGGTTGTGTCATTTCGTTGCCTCCGCAGATATCGTTATAATTCCTTCTGCCAATCGTTCTACTATTGTACCACCTGATTGTGTATATTCAACATCGTAAACATAATTTCCAGGGGAAAGGGCCGCAGTCTGTGTCGCAGTTAAAGAAATTGTACAATTTGATCCTGCAACGGCGGTAGTTATAGTAGTAATATTATTTGATGAATAGTAAGATTGACGCATCTTAGCGGCACAAGTACCTGTAGAAATAGTGACATTCTGGCTAACAGAATTTTGTGCGGTAATTACTTTTTCAAACGTGCAACCTTGATCTAATGCAATGTTTACAGTTTGTTTTTGGAGGGTCAATGCCACAATCTTTCTCCTTTTAGAATAGTATTTTTTATATAGTTGTTACTATACTATTTATATCATAGAGAAATCTGTGGCTCACTTTGTAATTATATAATTTCCCATAACTAATGTATCAATATTTGTGCCCATAAACGTTTTTAGTGCGTTTTCAGGAGATTCTATTATGGGCTCACCATCAACATTAAATGATGTATTTAATAATATGGGAACATTAGTTTTTGTATTCCATTCGGTCAATAACTGAAAAATCGGTTTATTTAACTCTTCAGTTACAGTTTGTATTCTAGCTGAACCGTCTACATGAATTACTGCTGGTACTCGACTTTCTTTCTCTGGCAAAATTTGAGCATTAAACAACATATATGGTGAAGAGTTTTTGGGAATATCAAACCAATCGTGTATATATTCTTCTAACATGATTGGTGCGTAAGGCCGCCAACCTTCCCTATGTTTTACTCTTTCATTAATATAGTCTTTATTATTTTTAATAATTGGATTTGCTAATATAGATCTATTTCCTAATGCTCTAGGACCAAATTCACTTTTACCTTGAAACCATCCGATTATTTTGTTTTCCAATAAATCTTCAACAATAAGTTGACACAATTTATTAAAATCTTCGTAATATGTGTAATTCATTATTAGTTCACTTGAGGTAATGTTTCTCCCATGACATTTCGTGGAGAAATGACAGGCTGATTGTCACGCATAGGTTGCATCTCTGCTGGGTGAAAATTCCAAAATATAACTTGAGAAAGTCTTTTTATATCTATTAATTCTTTAATATCAAACAAAGCTGAATGAAACATTCCGCCCATATAAGATACCATTTGATTATATTTACCAGTAGATTGCCACAACAATTCCCACTCAGCATTATTTGCAAATATACATTCATCATACTTTGGGCTCATGTCAGAACTTTCTAGTACTGATTTTTTCATCTGCATTGTTGAGTTATCAATGGGAGATCCACCTTTTTTCTCACAATCAGTTATCCAATCCGACTGTAAATCATCTTGAGGATAACCAACTAAATCAGATTTTCTGTGTCTGTATATACCCGTACCATTAGTTTCTAATTCATCATCCTTATTTAAATAAATTATAGAAGTAATAAGAGAAGGATCTGAATGTGGAGTATAAGATTCTTTTCTTTGTTCCCCTGTCACGCCATGTTCTTTATCATTGTGAATAACATTTACACAAAGCTGATTATTATTAATTGCTGTGTCGTATGATATCATATCCGTCATTTCTAATTTATGTAATAATAACATAGCTAATGTATTTAAAAAATTCTCGTTTCCTATAAAATTATCAATCGTTACTCTATTACCATAATATTTTTCATAATTACAGTTTGCGAGTGGTATAGGTAATGTATTTACAAAATCGTATATTCTATCTGGGTTTTTATATACATTATCTATAATAACAACCGGATATTTCCCCTCTCGATAACCTCCACCATGAGGATCTTCCCCACCAATCATTTCAACGCGAACAGTCATTTCTGAACCTAATTCGAACATTGATTCATTATCATAAAATTCCATTTTATTCCTTATAATTTTCTAAACAAGTTTTTATATATTCATCACTATATGAACCACCTAAACATCCTTGATTCAAAGGCAATACTAAATCTTCTTCCATCTGTGAGGCGGCCCATGCAGCTGCCCCGAAACTTAAGCCGTCATCATTGGGAGCAGTATTCACATGAACATCTTCATATATACCCTCAGAAATAATCTTAGAATTGGCCAATATATTTAACGCACAACCTCCACCAAGACATAATTTTTCCTTTTTAAATTCTTTAGGTATATTTTTTAATAATAAAAGTAAATATTTTTCAAAATTGTATTGTAACCAATCCGCCAAATCTTCTGGTAAATAGTCTTTACTATTTTGTATTATGTGTATTTTAGTGTCCTTGATAACCTTAATAATAGGAAAATCATCCTCATCAAAAATCAACTCATAGATATCTGGAGCATCTATATTTTCATGATTGCCGTATGCCGACAATCCCATAATTTTACCTGGATAAGTTTCTCGCAATTTTGGATTGTCATATATATCATCTTCAATATTACTTTTATAATTAGTTATATCAACAAAATCAGAGAATGAATGTATATTCAATACCTTTTTCATAATTTGAGTATAATTTTCAGTAACTTGATCTACATCCTCTTCAGACGGAATCACCCCATTGACTTTCATCTCATATATCATTATAGAATATTCTGAATAGACTCCCCCAAATGAATTTGTTCCCGCTTCGTTTATGTAAGTATTGTGAACATTAGTAAGTGTTTTATCTTTTATACGTGAAGCATTATAGAAAGAAGTATTATTTAACTTAGGAGCATCCCATTGTTGGTCTGGATGAAAATCACCGGCTCCATCAAATGTAAAAACATTAGCCTCTTCAAATTCTGATGTTAAGAAAGAAGCTGCTGCGTGAGCTACATGATGATCAACAGTTATTATACGTGCATTGGGAAATAATTGTTTTAATCTTGTTGTTAAATATCCACGTAATTTTAATGCATAACACAATAATACCGCTCCCGAAACGTATGCTACCACATCAACATCTTCATTTGTTAAATCATTATCTGTCAGAATTTTTTCTATTGCATTTTCAGGATAACGGCCATCATATTTAATTCTTGTCAGTCGTTCTTCAGATAATGCATTCTTTAATTCACCATCAATAAATAACGTAGCGCCTGATCCGTGAACCCAATAATCCACATCATTAATCATGCTCCAATTACCATCCCACCCAATAGCTCCCGCTATTCCTAATATATTCACAAATTATCTCCAAGAGGGGCCGTATGACCAACCATTAACTGCATATCTAATTCCGCTTGTTATAAAATTTACACGGTGTTTTAAAAAAGACGGAAACATTATCATTGATCCCTGTTTACGGCCATCATATTCAAGTTCGCCATGTAGGGGATCAAATTCTACTTTACCACCTTCAAAATCTTTATCTCCGTCACTAATTACAACAACTTGAGTAAGTTTTCTTATAAGATTTAGAGTTGGTTGTGTCCACACATCATCAGTATGCCAATCAAAATGTGGCTGTGTGCCCT